TACTAAAAGAGTCTGCCCGGCGGATCCAGGCGCTGGACGATGCTCTTCAAAAATTAGCAAGGGCTGTGGAGATCGTGGAACCGCTATCCAACCGCGGCCTACTAGGCGACATACAGGGCGCTACGCTCTACGACAAGGCGCTCTCTCTTACGAAGATGTCGAGTCGCGACTTTGATTTTTATGATAACTTGGCCCGCAAGGGCCTGTCGGCCTATCAGGGCTTTGGGAGTGTGGGCAAGGCGCCCGCAACCTCCGGCGGAGATCCCGCCGCTCTCGTAGACCGAGCAGTTTTCTCGCACAGGCTTTAAGGAGGTAGACTCAGATGGTAAAGCCTAAGACTTTTATGAGCCAGTTGATGAATCTTTCCATTCCCATCGCCACGACTACCGATGAGTTCCTCAGTGGTGAGTTTATCCACTGGGGCGCCGACAACAAGGCGGCTAAGATGGGCACGGTGGGGTCTGGAGAGACTCCGGTCTGCCGTTGCGTGTTCCACGACACGCTGGGCCGGACGGACCGCTTCGGGACCGACAAGGTTACTATCCTGGATGGTGAGTACCTTGCCGAGATCGACACATACGATACCTCGGGCGGCGACTTCGGTAATGGCGATTGGCTGACCGTGAAGAACTGCACGATCACCTATTACGCCGACGGCAAGTCGTATACCGGCGGTTTCCTCTCCCCCGCTGCAACGGGTGATGTGGTCTGGGCGCAGTGCATAGTTCCGCCTGGTGGTCTCCAGCGCGGCTTGAACTATATGCTGGTCAAGATCGTTAGCCCGTTTGTCCTATAACCGTAAGTTGGAGGTGAAACGTAATGGCTGATAAGTTCAACTCCGGTGCGATGGGGGCTGAGTACAACGCTCGCTTCTTGGAGGCTCTCCAGGACGAGGGCACGCGTAGGAAGCTCTCTATGGCGATGGGTCAGTATACCCGTAAGAAGGTATACGAGGGCTTGATGATGGAGAACATCATCCCCTCCGAGACCGTCACCCCCGCCGACCTGGTTCCCACCATGGTCGGAGATGCTCTCTACAAGATCGACGAGCTCGAGCCTGAGGCCACCGCTCTAGAAGTCAACTGGGATGGCAATCCCACCGGTGAGTACTTCGAGGGCGAGCGCTTCATCACTCCTATCTGGACTGTTACTAGCGAGCGGCTCCAGAAGAGTGAGGATGAGCTTTTGGCAATCAGGTATCCTGCCCGCGAGGTGCTCACGGATATCGCCTCTAAGGAGATCATCCGCAAGCAGGACGAGCATTTCTTCGGCCGGCTCTGCGAGGCTGCTGTCGCTCACAGCGGCAAATCCATCACGTCGCCCGATAACATCCTAACAATGGATGCGCTATCGGCCCTGCAGAACGAGATCGACGGTAACGAGCTCAACTGCACCAAGATCGTGATGAACCGCGTTGACTTTAACAACCTGAAGCGGCTTGCGGGACCTGAGGCTGACACCCTGTCGGCTGAGATCCTGACCAAGGGCTTCGTTAGCACGACTTACGGTGGCTTGCCATTCCTGGTCACCATCAAGAACACCGCCGTCGCCCCCGGCACGGTTTGGGCGTTCACTGACCCCGAGTTCCTCGGCACTCACTACGTGCTGCAGGATACCAAGTTCGAGGTTAAGAGCGAGTTCAGGATGGTTGAGTTCCAGGGTTGGCGTAAGTACGGCACCACGATCTCTAACGTCAATTCCGTTGCCAAGCTCACCCTGGGCGTGGCATCCTAACGAGGGAGTTAACTCATGAAGGCGCAACCCAGTGTGTCCCGTCCAGTTGATACGGTTAGTGGCTATATAGAGCATCTAGGTGGTGATGGCACCCCTAAGTGTTCTATCAACGATCCCATGAACAGGATGCGCTTTTGGACCCTTGGGGCTGGACAGCGGACTCCCGTTATCCAAATCCCCAAAGAGCACAGCCTGTTGGCGTGGATTGCCACTAAGGACTATCTGCGGTTTGTCGCCACGAGCACGATGGGGTCGACGGGGAAGGCGGATCCACTTCCCCGTCATCCTAAGCCTAAGCCGCCCCTAGCCGACGGACCCGTAGCTAGCCATGACGGTCCGTTGCCTGATCGCACCCCGAAGCAAATGACTGAGGCCGTTGTCCCGGCTGGAGATAGCACTCAAGAGGTGGAGCCGGAGGTCGCCCCACGCCGGCCTGAGCTTTCTCCCCGGGAGCTGCTAGAGGGCAGGTCGCCTGAGCCTGAGGTGGAGCCCGAGGTACAAGAAGAGGAACCAGCATCAGAGCCTACTCTCATGGAGCGCCTTGAAGCCCTAGACTATAAGTCCCTCAAGGCGTTGGCCGATAAGTACGAGATTGAGTATACCGGGCGCAGCGCTAAGGCAATCGTCAATGCGATATTGCTTTACGCGGAGTCGTTGCCCGAGGGCACGCAGCTAGAATTCTAATCATGAGTGGAGGCAGCCGCGGTGGCGAATCATTCCAGAGCAGACTACATAGGATATCTGCGCGACTTCTTGAGGGACCATCCGGCGTTCAATCGGCTGCTGAATTACACTGACGAAGAATCGGGAGAGCGCCAGCTAGGTCTAGCCCTAGATCTGGCGCTTGACCATTTCAACACGCGAGTTTTGCCAATTGGCACGACTTATGGATTCGCTAATTTCCCCAGCGCATCCATCCTAATAGAGCTTGCCGCGATGTACGTCCTGGAGATGGTCGGTATACTCAAGGCGCGCAATTCATTGCAGTATTCAGACGCCGGGTTGACCATCAGCGATACCGAGAAATCCTCCGAGTATCGCGCCTGGGCTATGACCTTCAGGCAGGGCGCGCTACAAGAAGCGGCTAACACGAAGAAAGCGGCAAACATAGCCAGCGTACTGGAGGGCGGCAGTGGGCTACATAGCAGCTACTACAACCTATAATGGGCGCGTTAAGCTAGCGGAGCCCAATTCGCTAGTGCCTGAGAAAAAGAAGTTTCCCGAGTGGCTGCCCTGGCTTGTATTGGGAGGCCTGACCCTGGGCGGAGGAGCGGCTGCTGTTAATTCCTATAATAATTACGTCAAGTCGATCACGCGCCATTATCGCAATCGCAACATAGCGGCATCACTGCTAGCCCTGCTAGGCGTAGGTGGAGTCGCGGCGGCTATCGGCGGGGTTGGCAAGACGCCCCCAAATCGCGACAGCCTATCTGACATGCCTCCGGAGCTAGAGTCGGCGGCTCAAACCGGTTCATAGTGGTTGAATTCACCAATGTGCGTGTCCATGCGTTTCACCCGCGGTACATGACGGTATCGTGGGAGATTGCCAATATCCCCGGCGGGACTGATTATACAATCGACATAGAGCGCTCAGAGACACCTGATGGGCCATGGACGCTAATTGCTCAAGGGCTAGTCGATAGGGAGTTCTATCACGATTGGGACGCCAATCAGTACAACCTCCGCAGACGGCATTTCTACAGGGTGACTTATAGGGACGGTAGCGGAGCACCGGTGGTGTCTCCAGCCGTGACTAACCTTAACACTCCAGATGCTATTGCCTATGACATCATTCGCCGCGAGCAGCTAGCCCTCAACGTGCTTTCAGGCAGGCCGGGGTTTTTCCTAATAGAGCGCACGTGGGGAGCTCCGTGTACGTTTTGCTATGATAGCGTAGCGCAAAAAACTAGCGTATCTGACTGTCCTTATTGCTACGGCACGCGCTATGCTGGTGGATATTTCGAGCCCATCTTCGGATATGTCTCTCAGCAGGGTTTGTCCAACCTTAATCAGCAAGCTACGCCCATCATGGAAATGCAACAGGTGACCAAGCAGTTCTGGACTAGCAATTCGCCGCTGCTAAAAGTGCGAGATGTGTTTGTTGATGCTGAAAACAACCGCTGGCGCGTCATGGCGATCTCTCATACGGAAAAGCTAGGCGCGTTTATGCGTCAGATCATGTCAATGAGCGAAGTGCCTAAGGGGCATATCATTTACGACATCCCCGTGCCTAATCTATATGACTTCCACCCGGTGAGGGATTATCACATATGGGAGACCACCCCATTCCTCGAGCCATAGTATTATGGGATCCTGGCCGTGTCATCTATACTAACCATGGAGTCATAGAATGGAGCGGCCGGCATGAAAAGTCCCGTAGACATCGACAACGACATTCTCGCTTTCCTGCAATCGTTTTTCTCGACTCCGAGGACGGTGATTGTGGGACAGGCGCACCGGACGCTGCAGTGGAATCCCAATCCCAAAACGACGGATCTGCTGATCAGGGCTAAAGACATCGCCAATGCCGAGACGCTAGACGGCAATAAAATCTCCATCATCATTGATCGCGGCAACTCGCGCTTGCTGTATTCAAGCCTAAAGAGCAGAATGGCGCGTGATATCCCTCGAAATAGCGAGACCTTTCTGGAGCTCATCACCGTTCCTTATGCGCTGCACTGCCTATCTTCTAACGACTACGAGGCCAGCCTAGTCGCGGGCATCGTTGCCAACGCCATTTGGATGCATCACGACACCTTTAAGCCATTGGGATATCATCGTGTGAGAGTTGACGGAATTGGTGGGCCGACTATACTTATCAACGAGAAGAGTAGTGTTAACCTGTATGACGTGCCAGTGTCGCTTCACATCTTCTACAACACGCATTACAGGATTAGCCACAATACCGAGGAAGTAATGGGCTATAACACGCCGATTATAAAAGAGATAGCAACGGAGGGCTAGCATGGCTGCATATCGCGAACCCGGGGTAAATGTTACTATACAGGAAGACCGCCCCTCTCCAATTCCGGAGGCGCGCAAGCTCCCTGCTGCGGTAGTGGGGCCTGGTTTTCAGGTAGAGGAAGCGCTATGGGCGGGTACGTATGATACGACCAGCTGCGATCTGCCCTATCCCAATCTAATGTCTGGCGCTAGCGTTGTGACTAATAGCGTGAAGGTCACGATCGCCAACTCGGCCGATGATGTCAGTTACAGCATCCTGCCGGAGTTTTACACCGCTGGAAACGACGGGGTAACGCTGGATGCCGGCGTGTATCACGTACTTTCTTCGGGCAATGCAGGGGCCTTGACCAATGGCGAGGTGGAGTTCTACGACATCGACACGTGGTCCAGCGCGATCAACTACCTGTCGACGGATATACTACAAATCCTCAGCGGGCCTTCCGCGGGGCCGTATGCTATTGCCGGCTTTGACGCCGCTACACGCAGGCTAATCCTTCAGGATGCCTGGTCTGGGACAACTGGGACAACCTTTGAGTGGGAGATTAGGCGCCCACTTTCGGGTGGAGTGCGGCTCTCCTATCACGCCCTACGCACTGATCACGTGCGTGCGCGTGCGCAGTTCTTGACCACTGACGAGGTTGTTGCCGCTGCTGGTGGCAAGCAGGCGATCATCCCCGAAAACCCGCTCTTCTACGGTGCCTTTATCGCCGCATCGCAGAGAGCTCCCGTATGGGTGGTGGGGGTGGAGGATGCTGATGGCGCCTTCAATCCCTCGCTGGCTAATACGGCTGCTTGGTTGGACGCATTGGAGTACTGCCAGCAATTCACCGATATGTACTCCTTCGCCATTCTGACGCAGAATGACACTGTAATCACATACGCCCAGACGTTTGTCGACTGGATGTCTCTACCGGAAAACCGCTGTGAGTGTATCGCGGGAGCTTGCCCGGCGCGCACCACACTCGAGGAGGCTATCCCATCGACTACCGGCGGCCGCTTCAGCGCTGATGGCACGACCTTCACCCACTCCGGTGGATACAACTTCATCTCCTATGGATGCGAGCCCATGGGTTACATCGAGGCTACGCTGGGAGACACTACGGTAAAAGTCAGGGTGCGCAAGGTTGAGGCTAGCGTAATGCAGGTTTTCGACGCTGACGACGTGCCAACCTCAATGCGCAGCCCGGCGACTGTTTCGTGGCGCTATGTTAATAAGTACTTCACCAACACCGAAGAGGCACAGTACTATGCCGCATACGGCGAGAGCTTCCAGGACAAGAGGATGCGTCTCTTCTGGCCCGACAAAATCGGAGCTCTCGTCAATGGCGTAGAAGTATCCATGCCTGGGTACTACTGGTGGTGCGAGAGGTTTGGCAGGCTAGCCGCTTTGCGCAATCCTGCAACCCCCTTCACGCGGACTAAGTCTAGCTTCTTCACTCGCGTCTTCATGCCGTTCCGCGGACGCACGCTGCTTAATATCATAGCAGGTGGCGGCTGGGAGCTCGGCGTGCAGGATTCCGTCAGCTTGCCTCCGTATTGCAGGCATCAGCTGACAACTGACATGACCCATCCGGCGCGTGCCGAGCAGAACGTGGTTCACTCGATAGATCACTGCGCTAAGTATATCCGCGAGGTGCTTGACAAGAACGTTGGCTCGCTAGGCAGCAGCGCTTTGCTGACCAACCTTAAGAGCATCTTGAGCGGCGTGGGGATTTATCTAGTGAATAAGATCCAGAGTCTGGCTAGCTTCAAGACTCTTAAGCTGGACTATAGCGAGCTTGACCCGCGGCTATGGGATGTCAATGTGCGCGCTGGCGCTCGTTATCCAGTCAATAACCTAGACGTTATCCTAATGGTGTCGTAGGGAGGCTCATATGGCTCTGCTCAAAGATTGGAACCAGCATGTATCGTCTATCGATCAACTTGATCCAGGCGAAAACATTGGGAAATTCATAGAGGGCGAGACCATTGTCATGGCTGCGGGTCCTCCGGTATTTGACCCCAACAACCTTGACAGTGTTTCGTTAATGCACACAGTCGGCCTATGTCAAAGCATCGGAGTCACGCAGGGGCAGCAGACTCAGCGCGTTTTCGAGCTAGGCTCTAGGCGCTCGTTTATCGTCCCCGGGCGTTCTGCGGGTAGTCTAGTTATCTCTAAGCTATGGATTAACGGCCACTCCCTCCTGGGCTCGCTCTACCGCGCGGTAAGCGATGCTGCAACGGAAGAGGCGCTTTATCGCAAGCCGGGCTATAACTACAAGTATACCAACCTGCAGTCCGAACTGTTCCACCGCCCAGTCGGTATCCTCATCATGGTGCATGACCAGAATGACGACATGGTTTCCGCGTCGTTCTACGAGTGCTGCTACATATCGTCTAGCAATTGGGGCACCTCTGCTGCAGGCCTTACGGTAGCCTCTAACGTGCGTGTTGAGTATGAAGAGGAATACCCGATCGACCCCGGCACAATCGAAACGGAAGTCTAACGAAGGAGAAATATGGGCTACATCTACCAAACGCTGACCAAGCAGGCGGCGATGGACTTTCCTGGGTACTACTGGTGGGGCGAGAGGTTTGGCAGGCTAGCCGCTTTGCGCAATCCTGCAACCCCGCGGGGCAGAATTCTTAACGAGACCTCCCACCACAGTCCAGCTTCCCTTCAAAATTATTTAACCCGTCTGCTCTCCTCGGCCAATGCTGGACAAGCCAATATATACGAGTACGTGAAAGGTTTGCGCAATAGGGTAGGGGAGGCGGGCTCCCTCGCAAGAATGTATCAAGATCCGCGGAAGCCAAGGAATTGGATACGGCATCTCCCGACAAGCGGCAGGGGTGAAGATTGATCGTTTCTTTCCCTCTAGCAAGCTCTGTCACTTTTGCGGTTGCATCAATGGTAACTTGACTTTGGCTGACAGAGAATGGACTTGTGAATGTGGAGCGGTGTTGAATCGAGATTTGAACGCTGCCTTGAATATTGAAAGGCAAGCGTTAAACATCTTGCGCCGGAGTGGGTTCACGGAGCAAGTAAAAAACGGACGTGGAGAGGGCGTAAGACCTTTCGGGGCAATCCTCGTTGAAGCGTCTAAAATGGACGAAGAAAGGCGTCCTTCCATTCCTGTCGTGGTTTAGGCAGGTTTGGTAAACCAGGATGCTGCCATTCTGCTTTTGGATCGCGTGGAGCGCATGCTGGCAGACCCAGCACAACACGTGGGGCCGTATTCAGTGAGACACTGATCAAGCCATAGATAGCATGCCCCCCAAGCCTCTTGCTCGAGATAGCAATGCTCAATTTGGGGGGCTTTCGCTAGGGGAAGAGAGGGGCGCCAAGCAGCGCCCCTCGCATATCATGGCGGTATTGGTTATGGCTTATATTGCGGCAGCACAGTCCGCATGCCCATGTGGAACATCATGCCATAGACTATCAAGCTAATTAGCACTAGGTCTCCCGCAACGAGATACAGCATGAGGTACAACCACTGCCCGCCTAGCGCGTAATGGATCAACGATACGCCGGCCACGCCAACAATCGCCACGAAAACAGTACATGCAACTAGCGCTACAAGTGCGCTTAGTGCCATGGCGGGCCACTTAGGGTTCTTTGACATAAGGCTCCTCATCCTCCCATATCATATTGCGCCATTCGGCGTCTATGTAGCCGTGTTCCTGGAGCTCGTCCAGCATGGATTCGTAATTATCAATCACAAGCGCGCGCCAACCCATAGACTCCAGGGCGGTCAGCCACGCTGTCTGCTCTTCCGACGCCTTGCCGCCGGGGCGTTTTAGCTCTACGCATATAGGCTTGAGTTGTTTGCCTTCTATGCCAAAAATAAAAAGATCGGGTGCCGCTTTGCTTGTCCCAAACGCGCGCATAGTCATCGCAATGCGTGGAGTACGCAATGCTTCATTGGGCGGGTGATAGAAGAGTATTCCTTCTATTCTATTCAGAGTACGCACTATGCGCATATGCAAGCGCCCCTCTGCGTAATTCCGCCTAGAATGGGCAGCCATCTTCCTCATCCTCTTCTTCATCGCATCCGCCCCAATAAGCGGGATCATCACGCTCGGGGAGGGAGTTATTGTCGTCCCATACGTGGGTGGGGAGGGCTACTGCCATAAACTCAAAGCCAGAACGCAGTGCGGCTATGGCACACGCTGCGCAGAGCTTATGATGTGGGTCGATCTTGACGCTAATCGTCAACTCGCCATCCACAGAGCCCCATGGCGTTTGATTCTGCGTATTGAAAGCATCCGTCGTGGGATTGAGGGCTAGATCTTCGTCCGTAATGTCGGCTCCACACGCTGCGCACCTATACCTATCCATGATTAACTCCTTAGCGCTTCAGGGGTTTCAATCGACTGTATCGAGCCGAGCCTGCCGTTGCGATATACGGCATAATCGAATGGCGCGCATACATAAGGGTCAAGGTCTATGCACGTATTAAGCGTGGCGATAAGTTGCTCAACGGGATCGGAGGTAAAGTGCTGTGCGGTTTTGATTGAGGGGTAAACGATGCGCTCGGAGGACCCAATAGCCCCACAGTCGCCCATATCCATGATGGAGCGCTTGTCGCATACGTTATAGATCCCGCCATTGTAGACAATCAGCATTGACCCCATGATCATGGGCCACTCTGCGGTTAGATCGCCTTCAGCCTCGCCATTCATCCCGTAGTTGAGCTCGCGGTGTGTGGCCAATAGATCTGGCAGGAATTTAGTCGCCAAGCGGGCCTCAAATTCGTCCCGAGAGTCGTTGTCGTCTTCCGCGCGATCGAAGCTCCAGTTTTTAGAGCGCAAGATGGTGTTGATCACGATATTCCCGGCGGCCATTGCGACAACGTCCGCACCGTTACGCTCTCCCAGCGGAATTATTTTGGGCAATGCGCTCTTGAAGCGATATCCAACGCCTTCATCGGTTATCATGCGGTCGGTCAGTAGATGCACATCTTCACCGTGTCTAAGGGCCATGCACAGAGTCGCCATCGTCTAGCCTCCTTAGGTGTACTAAAAGATAGTGCATAGCGCAGAGCGTGTCAAGTGTAAAAAGAGGGGGCGCCAACCCCCTCTTTCTCACAGACTAGTACAGGGGGCCGTACTCCCCCGTAATCACTCCGTACCAGTCTGTGAGGGCCAGGGCCAGGAACAAGATGGTCCCGACCCAGATGATTGCGCCCCGTATGATCCGCCACTTGACGGACCCCAGGGCGCGGATTTCGAGATCGTCCCACCACTTCATAGACGACCTCCTTTCCTCGCTTCATTTATAACTCATCCGGTTGAAGTATTGCTACATAATACCCCACATCGGTTGACCACGGCTCGTGCCCTAACACTACCCGCGCGCCCAGGAAGCGTGCGTATGCCATTAGGGCGGTCAGATTGGCTCGTAAAGATACAACGGCATTGCGATGCCCAAGCGGGCATAGGTTAAGGATTGTCGTTGTTAGTCTAGCGCGACACCGCACGACGCATGGTCCGTCATCAAGCAGGTCCGCTGCCGACTTGTCTGGAATGGTCACCGCGCACGGGGCAAGAGCGGGCCGCAAGTCGTAATCCCCCAGCAAACGCGCCGTGACATAGCAGCCGTGGAGCCACTGTCGTATATCAATCCGCATTACCCTTTCAGTACTAGCCGTCAATGCTTGCCTCCCTCCACAAGCTTCAGCGTTATGCCGTGTTTTCTCAACATATGGTGCAGCGCGGTGATTAGGACGCGGACTGCGATGACAGCCCCCGCGTGGCTATCAACAATGAATATCCCCTCGATTAGGTTGGATCCCCTAGGGGGGATAGGGGGGGGTCGCTCGCCAAGCAAGTATGCCGAGGGTCCTACTGCTAATGTCGTTACGCCACGCCCGTAGATCCCCCCACGGTATTATCGTTTCCTCGCCATTCCCCACAGCCCTGAATTCGATAACGTTGCATCCCTCGAACTCAAAGCGACTGGGGCCGGAATCGTAATACCTTAGCGTCATCTCTGGTGTTTTTGTCATGATGGCCTCGCCTCGCTAACATGTAGTGTGACATCGCGTTCCGCCGCCCAGCGATGGATTATCCTAACCATGCGGCGGAAGTCGTTAATCAGGCTGGCGTGTCTCTCACGCTCAGTCTGCCCCTCGCGCCATGCGACCATCAGCACGTCAATGTCGGTATAATCCCGAGTTGAAGCCGTAAGGCCGGATGGAATCTTAGATAGTTCTTCCACTAGCAGCTCCCGGCCTTGTATGCCAACCGGTGGCGATAAGTGGCTTATGATTGCGGGCGTCCTCGCCTCGGGTACATCAACGAACGTGAACGCATACTTCAGTATCATCCTTGTCATGAGAACTTCCCCGGGACAACGCATAGGATCATATCACGCTCTCTAGTCCAGTGATGCAACGCTGTGATCATCTTACGCGTCTTCTCCACTACATCCATGTGCCCTGCTGTGCTACACACTCCCAGATAGAGGGCCAGCGCGTTATCGCCAATGCACATATTATAAGCTATGACGCCGTGTAGGCTATCTATCAGCGGCAGCATTACATCTGGCATCGCGAATCTTGCGGGCAGCAACAGTTCAAATTCGGCTATAGCCAGATCGGGCGGAAGCCCTGGTTTCGCCTCCCTAAATCGCAATATAGCCTCATCGTGAGTCATGGTCGTCGCCCCCCCCTCCATGCCTCTCGTGCGAAAATGGTATCTCCTAGCGAGGAGAGGCACTTGCACAAATAATCAGCCAGAATATAATCGGGGGTATTGCCGCATGCTGCTTCCAGATTGTGGCGATTGATCCATGCCGCCAACTCTCTCTTGACGCTATCGGTGAATATCAGATTCGACATTTTAACCTCCCTCGCCGCTATGCAGCTTCTCTATCGCCGTAGCGGCTTCTTCTAGCAAGTCGGCAATCCTGTCCGGCTCGCTCAGTTGTACGCTCTTGCGCGTGGGTATTTGCCTGCGTATTTCTGCACGCTTGCGTAAGCGCTCGACGAGATCGGCGTAGTAAGCCCCCTGCTCCTCTGGCGATGTGGGCCTCTCCGGGGAGAACTCACGCTCCTCTTTGGCAAACTGCTGGGGACGGGTGAGCGCTGGCTCTGTTGAATACCGCATCGTCTTTTGCGCTTCATCTATAACGTATTGCAATGCCCCGATGGGTGTTTTCTTGTTTAACTTGAGCTCGCGCCTCATTGTAGCCTCCTTCGTCTGATTGAGTTGAAGTTTTCCGGCCGCGTGGCCATGATCTCCTCAATGCGCGAGAGTGGTATCGGTTGCGGAGAGTATGCATCTACTATCTTGCCCTCACGCGCGGCGTAATCGTTCAGGCCGCCATGGCTGTGACCATGTATATGCCATGATCCGTAATGCGATAGCGGCCACACCTTGTGACAGTGATGTGCCACGAAGATGTGGGTGTTTATTGCCTTATGATACAGCATGAAGGTGTCGCAGATCGCGCCGAAGCGGTCGCGGCACTGCAGCGCGGTTTCATCATGCGATCCCTCGGCGAGTAGTATTGTCCCATTGAGCCGCTCGAGGATCTCTCTCAATCGCCGAGTGGTGCAATGCAGGGATACGTCTCCGGCATGCATCACGACGCCGTCGGGGGGCACTACTTCATTCCACGCGCGGATCATATTCTCCGTGCGTCCGAGTATTGCCGCCGCTGAATAGTCCATCCCGGCGCGTCTCAGCACGCCGGGATCCTCGAAATGAGTGTCAGCTATGAAGAACCACGGCCCATCTATACGTCGTTTGATCATAGCACTCCTTTGTCGTCATGCTTTAGCTGACGATAATAGTCGCATCCGTCGCATTTTTCGCCATCCAGTATTTGAAATGCAGCGCACGGATCGCAATTGGGATATGCATCGTAATGCAGCCCCGTACGCGGACAGATGCGATCATCTGGCCCATCAGGCGGCTGAAACTTATGCTTCGGCGGGTTGCGTCTCACGCTCTACCTCCTCAATGTTACTTACAATGGGGACGCTTCGGTGGCATCGAGATCGTCTCCCGTATCGTCAAGCCGGAAGAACGCTGGCTCGCTGCCTAGCTCGGTGAGCTTGTTGGCGGCTTGAACGCCGTTGATCAGAACGGGTGCCCTGAAGACTTCTTTCACCACGTATCCCCTATCCTGAGACTCGCGATAGATCTCGTCTATCGCCATGTCGTGCGGAATGGGCTCCCCTGATAACACCCTAAATCCAATCAGGGTTTCGTAGAACTTGCGCTCGCTGGCCATTACGCCTCCTTGTTGTGGTGGGCCGCAGGGGAATCGAACCCCCGACCACCGGATTAAAAGTCCGGTGCTCTGCCGACTGAGCTAGCGGCCCATGGTGCCCGGAGGGGGACTTGAACCCCCACGGTATTTCTACCAGCGGATTTTAAATCCACCGCGTTTGCCATTTCGCCATCCGGGCGATTGTTGCTGGTGCCGGAGGAGGGAGTCGAACCCTCACGCCCTTTCGGACAGTGGATTTTGAGTCCACCGCGTCTGCCATTCCGCCACTCCGGCTCTTATGCTGGATCCACGAATGTAACATACTCGTCGATATTAAGGCCCTTAACAAGTTCCTCGAAACCCACGCCGTGCGGCAGCTCTACCTGCTCGCCGGTTTCTTTAAGGTTGTCAATATCAATCACGCAAACGCGCGTCGCCCCGGGCTGGCTCTCAAAAACCTCCGCCACGCCACCCAGCACGTGTACCAGGACGATAGGCTTATCGTTGTGTCCCATGATGCCCCCTTAAATTAGCGTTCCGTCCACGATGTTTATAACGCAATATCGGTATTGTTGGGCCGGTTGTCCGTGCCTGCCTTGCGCAGGGTGTATGCGGCCAATACCATACAATGCCATGCCGCGGATATCACGTGCAGGGAACGGCTTTCGGGATCTACGTCTTCTCCACGCCAAAACTCGTTCAGGTGCCTCAGCGCGGCATCGTAGGATAGGGACCATTTATACCCCTTCTCCCAATTGCGCTCTTCGTATTTGGGCCCGATATCGGCTCCATTGCCGCCGCACTTGCCGTAATGCTCCGCCAACTCCCACAGTGCATCTGCTGGGATAAGATCGAAGCGCGCCAGCTTGGTGCCCTTAGCCGCACCAGTGACGGGATCAACTATCATGCGTTCGTCAGACACACCCTGCCTCCTTCGTGGTCGTTGTGGGAAGCATAAAAAAATACGCAGGCCGCGTCAATAGTAGAGATAAACTGGCGGCCGCCCCGTTGCGACCGCCAGTCTGCACACCCAATTTTGACGCAGTTTTAGCCCTATCGGCTTGTTCGGATATCCATGGCTGTCGACTCCCCCGGCATTCCATATTCCATTGAACATTGCGCCCTAGGGCGCGGTGGACCAAAGCCTTTAGCTCTCCGGAAATCGCATCGTAGTTTCAATCCACGCGCCACGTGGGCGCGACACGTAATAGCCCGTGGTGATCTTCCCGTACGGTGGGCGACTCAGGTGACCCGAGGATCACGCCACGCCAATAGTATACCCCATGCTCGGAGGCTAGGCCCTCTACCGTGACTGCGGATTTTTCTGACATGGGGTGACACCTTCAGCCGATGCCTAGTCGCGCGGGCTATCCTTTAATGCATTGATCATGGTATCTATGACCGGGGCTTCGCCGTGACGATCCATGGCTGCCTGGGTGCCGAGAAAGTACGCATCGCCCGCATTGAATTGACGCGCCTTAGAGGCCTTGATTTTGGCCACCCATTCTGGGTAGCTGTCGTCGTATGTCGGTAGATCCTCGAGCCATTTCAGAAACTCCTGATATGTCTCAGGCGTTACCCCAACCCATGTTGAGTCGACAAATCCCAGGCGCTTCGCCTCCCCGCGAGGCAGCATGAAATTCTTGCCGACATACTTACCATCGCGATCAGCAGACACATACAGGCCGTAGTCGTCGTGATCTGGCCCGTAAGAGCTGGTAATGGCGAAGTCATCCCACTCCGACTCGTCGATACCGAAATGCTTAATCATCTCATCGACATGGTCGTCGTACTTGTGGGGTGGCGCGTTTCGCGTCAATGTGCAGGTCTTCTATGCTCACATCGCCGCTACAAACACTAGCTATATGGCGATCGCCGGATCTGATGTATATGAAGTCCTTGACGATCTCCGCCGAGCATAGGCCCTGCAGCCCCTCGATAGTCCCATCGCATGAATCGGCGTTGTGATCGAATGCCATTAGCGCCCAGTTACTCCTTGCCACGGCGCCTCCCTGTCTCCACAATATATGTACATGCCGTTGCGATAATGAATACCCCCAAGACGGCCGGACATACGATCCACGCCCAATTGGGCGGGGTTTCTCTGAGCACCACGATGATAACGTGTATGAGTGCTCCTAGCGCAAAGAGGCCTAGCGTTATGCCGGCGTAAAACATACCAACGAGCATGGCCCACCAGGCTTGGTCTATGCGTTTCGATCGCTCCATAATCACCTCCATTTAGCCAACCGGACTCAGCGTGCCGATCGCGACTCGGCTATGACATCCTTGCATTAGCTTGGCGAGCGTCACCCCGCCTCACCGCGTCAACCCACCCCAGCCTTGGCCTTTCTGGCGGCATGATAACGGGGGTTGTTAGGATGGTTGTATCGCCAGTGTTTCCATCCACTTTAGCAATTTGTGGGTCTCCAGGCAGGTCGCGTAGGCGACCCACCAGCTTCCCCACCTACGCTGAGTCGATTTAGTTGGATTTATTCGCGCTTAAGCGCGTCGAGCTTGTGGATGATGATGAAGGGTATGGATAGGATCTCGACTATGATCTTCCACGCCACCGGGCCCAGGACCAGATTTATAAGCCCGTACAGAATGCATCCTATCCACGCCGAGGTGCTGACGTATTCCCCGCCAACCGAATACCCGGTGTTGGAGAAGGCCAGGACGATGCCGAGGCCTATCATGAGCACCCCGGCGAGTACTGACAGGGTTGTACCTGCAGCCCACAGGATCTTGATGATGACTGGTGTCACCAGGCTGTCGAACGAAAACCATTTCCTTAACCAGCGCGCCATATGCTGCCTCCTTCGGTTGTTTAGTCTCACGCCCGGCACGCTACCTCCGGGTAGATGGGTTCAGTTGCTTTAGATCATGTGAGACACCCACCAGGTGTACAAACGTCCTGCGTGTACGCGACTTTCCACGCCTTCGTGAGACTGGGTTATGATCTATTGACGTACGCCTCGAGCACTTTTCGGACGAGCTCTTCTCCGCCATCGCCATAGCGATGGGATATGTCACCAGCGAACACCTCCGTGGTGCCCGGCTTGTACAACTCGAAATGATAACTCAATTCATCATCGTCTGCAGGAAACCGAGGCGCATTCCTGTCGCGCACGATATAAACATGCGAGATCAACACGCCATTGATTTTCAGGTCTGCTGTTAGCATTACCACCCCTTCGATGAAAGGGGTGGGGGCCCACCTTTTGCGGCACCCATGCCGGGGTCGATCTTCCCGTTTGGGTATTAGCAGGCCCCCACGCTGATGGTGCTAGCGGCGGGAGTTGAACCCGCATATCCGTTGGGACACTAGCTCCTAAGGCTAGCGCGTATGCCAATTCCGCCACGCTAGCAAATGGATTTTGTGCGGCGCTCCGATTTGAACGGAGTTCCCCAATTCCGCGCACGGCTGCCATGGGGCGGGGACCCCTCAGTTTGCCGTACTCTCCCGTGGACCACCTGTCCATACCGCCGCAATTGATCACTGGTCGGGGCGAGAGGATTTGAACCTCCGGCGTCTTGCTCCCAAAGCAAGTGCGCTACCGGGCTGCGCTACGCCCCGCAAACGACCGACACTGGCCGCACTCCGGTGAATACGGCCGGGCTCGAATGGGAGGACATGGGGGGTACTCTCCGTACCAGCGTCTAGCCGCAGCCTACTGCGCCATCTCCCGGTGCCACAATTTTGGCTCCTACAGATGTCTCGGCTTATAGGGTAGCCTGTAACGTTCACACCCCAGGATCCGATTCGCCAGCGCCCACTTACTCCTGGAGAGACCGGATTGGCGCCTCCCTGTGTCGCTGCCGGACTTAAGATGGTGGAGCGCGGGGGAGTTGAACCCCCGTCCAGCCCGTTGCTCTGACGGCTTTCTACATGCTTAGGTG